GCTTTAGATGCATAAGACTCTTTTACTACTCGCTTCTTAGTTTCGGGACGCTTGAAAGATTCAGCTAACGTGCTAAATACTAATTTTACTTCTCTTGTGTTTCCTGCACGATCAAAATTTTCAATCACTTTCATTTTCTGACCTTCAGTTAACTCAAAATTGCGGAACAATTTGTTTGTGTAAAGAAGTTTTGCATTCAGAAGATTTACTTCGTTGATGATGTTGTTTAGTTTTTTAACTGTGCGATAAGCTTCTTCTAACTCTTCTTTAGCTTCTGCTAACTCATCATGAACTTTAGCAGTTCCATCTTCATCCTCTGCAGAAACATCACCTTCTGTTTTGTAATTTTCTTCACGAAGAATTGCTTCAATGATTTCATCGATATCTTCTTCCAGAGTGTCATCATCGTGTGAATATTTACCTTCTGGCATTTCTTCTGCTGGCATTTCATCATCTGGCATTTCATCAGAAATTGCATCTTCATGTAAATCTTCTTCTAATTCACGAATAATGGATTCTAGATCTAGATCTCTTTCATCATGTCCGTAGCCTTCATTGTACTCGTCAGACATTTCTTCATCAGACATTTCTGCATCCATTGCTGGTTCTTCTTCTGCCGGTACTTCTTCTTCTTCTGCACCAACCATTCCTTCAAGATCCCATTCACCGTCGTTGTCGAAATCTAATCCGACATTAACTTGTTCTGGTGATCCTGTCATTGCTTCATCACCCATTTCCGCATCCATGTCCATTTCTGCATCCATTGGTTCTGCTGCATCTACATCTTCATCGCCTTCTAATTCCATACGTAGTTTTTCACCTAACATACTTTGAATTCTTGGGGCGAAAGCTTCTTGTAGAGCGATCTTTGCGTTTGCTAATGCAGTTTCTTTAACAGCATTTGCATCGGCGATTGCTTGTTTTAGCAAATCAGATTTTGCCATACTTTTTTCTCCTTAAATTTTTGTTTTGGAAATAAGATTATTGAGAATCTTAATAGAAATTTTTAAATCAATAGACGCTATATAAGAAATTAAAAAATAGCGTATTCTTTTATATATATGTGCTAGTTTCAAAAACCAGTAAAAAAGCCCTAACTTTTTTAGCTAGGGCTTCAATTCAATTCAAAATAACATCATCTACCATACATATCTCGAATCATTTGCATATAAACTGCATTTGATTTTTCCGTTCTGCGTTGCACTGATGGTTTAATGTATTCTTTGCGATCTTTAACTGATTCTAATACTCCGGAAGATTTTACTTTGCGTTTCCATGTTTTAAGTGCGATTGCTAAATCTTCTCGAGATGTTCCAGGTACATGAACTCCTAATGCAGAACCCGGTAAAATCATTTGATGCTGTTTTTGTTTTTTACTCATTGTAACTCGTTTTGATTAAATTTATTTGGTTTTGGGTTAATTGCTGGTGCTTGTTGTTGTGCTCGCACATTGAAACGAAAATGTTTAATTTCTGGCTTCTGTGCAATGTATCCTTGTATTCTTTGTGATTCGCGAGCCGGATCTTCGCCTAATCTAAAATAAAAGTATCCAACTTTTCCTGATTTAGATATTGTTCGTTTAACTACAGTAAATCCTTTTCGTTCAGCCCATTCTTGAATTTCCGATGCTACCGACTGTGCTTCAGCAGGATCTCGAAGAACGTATTCTACACCTCCGCGGTAATCGGTAATGTTGTTAACTAATTGAGCTTCTTCGAGATCATCTTCAGTAACAATTTCTGGTTGTTTACCGGCCTTTGCTAATGTATCTAAAATTTTAGGATTTTTGTTTAAAACATCTGCTTTTACGTGTACAACTTTTGTAGGATCTACTGGTTTAGTAGTTGTCTGTTCCGTTAAACCAAAAAAGTCTCGATATAGTTTTTTAAGTTTATTCATTATTATACCTTATAATAAGTATTTTTCATTACATATCAAAGTAACGATTTAAATTTGCTCCAATATTTTCATATGCCATTGCCATTCGTTCTTGCAGCATTTTCATTTCTTTGCATGAATCTTCGAAGATTTTATAATCCTCTTGTAAACGTTTCGTTGCTTGTCGATATGATACTGCTTCAAACCAATCTTGTTTTTCAGTCATGATTCGTTGTGTAGATTCCACAATATTTCGAACGCGTTCTGCCATTTGTTCTAAATCGCCTTTACCATATACAGATTCTCCTAATGCTGTGAAGTTTTTTATTTCCTGCATTACTGCTAATTTTTCTTCTTTAGATAACGGCTTTGGTTGATCATCCATCAACGTTTCGAGAATCATTTTTAAATTTGGAGTATTCATATTATATCCTACATTTTCCATCTTCACAAAGTATCGATGTAATTGCATCATGTACTCGTGCGTATTTGTTTGGTTTTACATTGTTATTTACTGATTCATTCATATGTGTTGGACGCATAAATGCTCCATGTGTTGAAGGATTAGATACAAAATCCCAACAAATCAATTCAAAGTCTTCTTGTACTTCTACTGCACTTTCATTGCGAAGTTCTTTAACTGATCCTAATCCGCGCGATGAAATACCTAATGTGATTCCCGCACGAAACAGTTCTTTAAGAATTTTACCGGATGGCGTATCTAGTACTTGCACTGCGCCTTTTAAATCATCGCCATCCCACCATATTTTAAGCACATTGTGAGACACATTGTTCAAGTTAACTACAGATGATTCCGGATGATCTAATTCTCCTAATGCTCGGTGCTGATCGATATATTCTTTTTGATATCGCATACATTCACGTTGCAATATGTGTTTCGGATAAATTCTTCCATTCTGGTTTTTTGCACCCGCCCTCTGTAAAACTCCTTGCACTACAAAACCACCAGGTATTCCATATGCAGCACCATTTGATTCTGTTAAAGAACCCATTGGCTTGAATGGCATATATTCTACTATGAGTTGTTTTGACATGTTATTCTCCTAATGATCTTACTCGCTCTGAAATCTTTATTAATCGTTCTGATATTTTTGTTAATGCTTTTGAAGTGCTAGGTCCATATGCTGAACTAGTTACTCCGGATTCTGTCTTGAGTCTACTATTATAATTAACGAGTGTTTCAATTTCCTGCAGTTTTTTAGCAATTTCTTGTATTGTTTCTTTGACTCGTTTCTCAGGTGACTTTTTAGGATCTCCCGTTGCAAAGTCTCGATATCCTTCAATGAGTTGTTCATACTTACGTTCCAACACATCTTCTACTCGCAAGGTTTTATGTTTCTTTGTTGAAGTTCCAGGAGTATCAGTTAAATTTTTAGATGGATATTCATATGATTTATGTTGCCAATCGGCGTCATCCATTGAAAATGGAAATTTATCCATGTATTCTTCTTCTTCTGATTCTGGACGCTGATACCGCTCATCTTTGGATGAATACTGTGGTGGAGTGTTTACTGATTCATTCGTTTGACCACCTGCCCAAGTAAATTTTTTCTTTTTGAATTTTTTTTCTGAAGTGAATGCTCCTGGTACATTGTATCCAGCAACTCCCCCGGTAGTACTTATTTCATCCAAATCTTCTGTTTCACAAACACACTCTTCCAATGTTTTATCACATGACCCACAATGATCTGCAGATTCTAGAACTAAAAACTTTTTTTCCATGTCTCGTAGAAATGAATTCATCGAACCTCCTTTAATTCTTTAATCAAATCAAAATAACGTAGCAAAGATAATACATGCGATTCTTTAATGGTTTTCAGATTTTCTACGTTGCACAACATTTCGGAAAGTTTTTCCACTTTTATTTTAACAACAGCATCATCAATCGTTTTTGCTGCATCAGCAAGTTGTTTTTTTATTTTTGGTATAATGGTCTGAACATATTCTCGAAGTGTTGCAGTGTCATTTACGTGAGTAATGTATTTGTTTAAAAGTTGTTTTTGTGATTCATTCAATCCAGAATATTTTTCATTGAACTTGTCAATCATTAGTTTGTAAGTTAACAAACGAATTTCTTTTGGCTGTGATTCAAATGTTTCTAAAACTGCATCTTTCTTTGCAGCAACGCGTTCTGTTAATAGCCCGTGTTGAATAATCGCATTTTTACATTCCAACAGCTGTTTAGGATTATCCGTTTCAGCATGTTCAAATATCATGTTAATAGATGCTAAAACTTTGTAATTGCTTATGTGCATCTTAGATATGTTATCAAACACAAATTTTTCAGATATTTCTTTAACCAGATTGTATTTTTGTCGTTTTAATGCTGTAGAATTCAGTTTTTCATGTGCCGACTTTACAGTGCGGATGTAATCTAATGCTTGTGCCTCACTGCGAAATTGTTCTTTTAATAAAGCATTGTATAATTGCAATTCTTTTGAAAGTTCTGTGTTGCGTCCGAAGTATTTTTTAATGATATCTATAGTAACAGACTTATCTGATGACAAGGTCTCTGAAGTTAATTTTCTAACTAACATTTCAAATAAAATACCCGTATTCTTGTATTTTGAATGTTTTAGTTTCTTCATGGGTTGTTCAATGCCTTAAATTTATAATAAATATGGTTAGAATCATAAAATATTGTTTTCGTCCAACATAGTTCCTTTATCTGGATCTAGTTTATCAGCTGATTTCAATGTTTCGGTAATTATGCTTACTTTTTTATTAGTTCGCATACCTTTCACAA